TTACCAAATGCGTTTGTAAATGGATCTTTTGCAACTGCAATCGCAGCATTAGAGACTCCATAATAACTAAAATAATATATTTTGAAAGGCCTAGATTAATTTCTAGGTCTTTTTTTATGCCCTTAATTTACAAGGGTTTACAAATAAAATGAAAAAAAACTTTAAATAAAAGTGAAAATATTTTTTTAATTCCAAAAAAGGTTTTATCTTTGGAGGGTGGGAAACAAACTACCACGTTAAGACAAACAAAATGACAACAGAATTTAAATTAAACTACATCGAAAACAAATTAAGAAAATCGGGTAATAAATTACCTAATTCAGAAATAACTTTTATAGCAAGTCAATTATTGCAGAAATGTAATAAATTAAACAAATCAGTTTACGATTTAGAAATAATATAAAAAAACAACGGGAGGCGTAAAAACCTCCCTTTTAAAATAAAACAAAATGAAAAAACTACAAACATTAGTATTGATTTTAGCGCCTAGCTATTTCATCGTCAGATTATTAACGGGATTATTATTTAACGTATAATGAGCAAGACACCAAAACACTACGACAATGGCGCAAACTACGACGTCATAGATATTGCAAACGATTACAATTTATCCTTTGCTAGAGGTAACGCCGTTAAATACATTGTAAGGGCGGGAGTAAAAAAACAAGACACAGAGATTGAGGATTTAGAAAAGGCGATTACTTGTTTAGAAAGAGAGATTAATTACCTAGAAAAAAAGAAGTTATGTGTATAGTTGACCACGAATTAAACGAGCATTTAGATTCTTTAGAGGAAAGGAGCGAATGTATGGAGTGCGGTGTTGATGTTTCTTTAGGCAAACACTATTGTTGTTTCAGTTGCTTAAACGCATCTAATAGATAGCGCCTAAACGCTTTCTAATGATTACTAACCTACGTTAAAACGTGGGTTTTTTTTATTTTGCTATCTTTACAGATATGGACAATAACCAAATTGGATGTCTAGCTGAATATAAATTCGCAACTGCTGCAATGGAACAAGGTTTTTTTGTTTCGTTTCCTCTGCTCAATACTTCAAGATATGATTGCATTGTTGAAACGCCTAAAGGGTTGTTTAAAATACAAATTAAATCAGTTCACAACTTTACAGATAGGTCAAGAGTTTTTTTAAGAGACACAAAGAAAAACCTATACAATAAAAAAGACGTAGATTTTTTTGCTATCTACTACAAAGAGAAAGACGGATTCTTTATTTTAAAAAATGACGGCAAACAAAAATCATTTGAATTAACATCGCCTAAATATTTAAAATATTTTAATAACTTTGCAGAACTTTAAATGTTTTCAATTTTGTTTTCCAACGAAAAGGCGTCGCAAACTAATGTGGCGCTTTTTTTTTATCTTTACAAAAATATTCATAATATGAAACTAAAAATCAAACAATCCATTTTAAAAGGAGGTAAGCGTTACAATGAGGGCGATGTTATAGAGTTAGACGCAAATACTGCTGAGAACTGGATTAAAAAAGGTTTAGGATCTAAAATATCTAAAAAGAAAGAGAAACAAACCTTTGAGACCAAAGAACTAAAGGTTGAATATAAAGAAATCAAATCAGATGAGACAAATTAAAATCAACGCAACAACCGGGAATGAAATATTGACCGCTCAAAATGTTAAAGACTACGCACGTATTGACACAAGCGCAGACGATAATTTAATTACTGCAATGATTTCTCAGGCTCGAATATGGTGTGAAAATTATATTTCAAGAGATATTGTTCCAAAAAATAGAACGTACTACCTAGACACAACAAATGGTTTATTCGATTTACCTTTTGGCCCTATTGCTAGTATTTCAGAGGTAACTATTGACGGAACGGCTACAACTGATTATGAAATACTTGGTTTAGATAATGAAACGATTGAACTAGATGGAGGCTCTGCCGAGAGAGTTAAAATTACCTATGTAACATTAGGGATAAATGATGCTTTAGTAAAACAAGCGATGTTGCAACTTATATCAACATATTACGATAATAGAGCGGATTTTATTACTGAGAAAGATAATGTTTCAGAAATACCAACATCAACAAGACAAATTTTAACGTCTTATAAAACTATGTTTATTTAATGGACGCCGGAAAACTAGATTCTAAAATAACAATAAAGCGATTAGTTAAGTCGCCTGATGAATTTGGCGGATTTAATTCTACTTTGTCAGAGGTTGCAACCGTATGGTGTAACTTAAAGCAAATTAGCGGAGATATAAGCGATAAACTAGGCAAAAGAACGCAAGACATTCAGATTGAAATAATGATGCGTAAAAATACCGCAGATTTAATTCAGTTAGGAGATATATTTACATTAGAGGGCGGCACAAAGAATTATCGTATAAATGAAAAGTATGAGTTTGATTTAGATTTTTATACTAAATTATTAGCAACAAAATCTCAATAAAATGAATATTAAAATCGACCAATCTGATTTGGCTCAACTTAAAAAAAAGTTAGACAATTTACGTTCCTTTGATAAAAATACGCTATCAAGAGAACTAGGCTCGGCCGGTATGGATATAGCTAGGATTGCAAAAAGAGCTGCACCAGTTGACAAGGGTACATTAAGGCAATCGATAAGGTCAGAAAAGAAAGGCAAAACTGTTGAAGTTATAGCCGGAGCAAAATATGCGCCTTACCTAGAATTTGGAACGGGTGCTTTTGTAACTTTTGATGATATGCTAGAACTAGGAATACCAAAGAGTTATGCGGAACAATTCAAAGGCTCAAAGCCGGGTTATATGAAACCTCAGCCGTTTTTCTTTGGCTCTGCTAGAATAGGTCTAAAAAAATTATTAACTCGTTTAAATGGCGAAATTAAAAAAGCAATAAAATAAGATGTTAGAGGCGATTCACTATGTAAGAAAAGGAATTATTGCAAAATTAAATGGCAACGTTTTAATTAACAATGTCGCCGTACCGGTTTACAATCGTATTCCAACGGATGCAACCTATCCATTGATTAGAGTTTATTCAGTTTCAACAGACGAAACAGACCAAAACCAACAATCATTTATAACTGAAACAATAACACGAATAGAATGTATTTCAAAATTTTATTCGGATGATGGTGGGCAATTAGATACTAATTTAATGGTATCTCAATGCTTACAAAAACTTAGAACTAGGTCTGCAAACTATATTGATTTAGCGCCTAACGGATTTAATGTTTATACAAGCGAAAACAATGGCGTTACTTATTTAGAAGATGATCTAGCAGATTCAACTTATTTTAGAGGTATAATTGAACTATCTAATAAGATTGAACAGATTAACGCAGTTGGAGGTTTACAAAGTGAATTACAAAACGAATTACAATCATAAAATATAAATAATGGCTAAAATAACTTTCTCAACAAAATCAGACAATCAAACCTCAGTACTTCCTGAAGTTAATAAGGTAACTGCTGCCAATATAAATGAAATAAAAAATTCAGTAAATTCCTTATACAATTCAATCGGTGGTTGGGTTGATTATGAAGATTCAGCGACCGCAGTAACTCCAATAAATTTGACTGCAAATGTTTGGACGGATTTAACAAATGACAAGGCCGGTAGCGGTACAATAACAACATACAAGCCTAGTTTTGTAACGGGCGATTTATGGGATTCTGCATCTAACTCCTTAGATTTTTCAGAAGTTGGAGCGGGTAGAGTTATGATTGTTAGAAACGATTTTGATATAACTGCCGGTGCATCAAACACAAGATTAGACGCACGTTTATATTTTCCTGATACTGGAAAAAGTGTTGAATTTATGCACGATAATATTGCAAACAATAATGATTTGGTAAGGTATTCGAGAACTACTCAATTGTTTACGCATACAGATATTTTAACAAGTGGTTGTAAAATTCAAGTTAAAGTAGATAAATCAGGAGCAACTGCAACAGTTGAAAACTTTTTAATTACGATTATATCTCATTTCTAAAACAAAAACAATGCGACAAATAAACAAAATCATCATACATTGTAGCGCTACGCCGGAGGGTAGAAAAACAAGCGCCGAGGAAATAAAGAGTTGGCATCTAGAAAGAGGTTTTTCTGATATTGGTTATCATTATATTGTCCATTTAGACGGCTCAATTTCCTATGGTAGAAACATTGAGAAAATTGGCGCACATTCTAGAGGCCAAAATAAAATGTCAATAGGTGTTTGCTATATTGGAGGTTTAGACGAATGTTTAGACGCTAAAGATACTAGAACGCCACAACAAAAAGAAAGTCTTTTAATCTTGTTAAAAACACTAAAAAAATTGCATTCTAAAGCGGTTATTTATGGCCATAGGGATTTTAGTGAAAAGGCTTGTCCGAGTTTTAATGCATTTGATGAATATAAATTTATTGAGTAATGTCAAAGAAAAAATTTAAAGACACAAAAGTTGGTCAATTTATACTAAAAAAAATACCGGGTTTTGTTGGCGATATACTTCCACAAAAAGGAGTTTTAGGAGTTGTTAAAAATTTAATTGACAACGAGCCTGAATTAACAAGTCAGGACAAAATACAATTGCACAATGAACTGATTGAATTGTATGAGTTAGAAGTTGCTGACAGAGATTCGGCTAGAAAACGAGAAGTTGAAAAGGCCAAATCAGGAGGCTTTGATCTTATGTTTAACTTGACCGGTGTTGTTGGGTTAGGCGCATTTGCTTTTATTATTTATGCGATTGTATATTTACAAATCCCGGAATCTAACAAAGAGGTTTGGATTCATTTAATTGGAATTAGTGAGGGAATTGTATTATCAATTTTCGGATATTTCTTTGGCTCTGCCGTTAGAAAGAATGGCTAAAATAAATAATTTAAATTTTTGTATTTTTGTGAATATAAAATTTAAATAAAAAAAATGGCGTCAGATTTATATTATTCTAGTGAATTTCAAAAATTATCATTCGGAGACAAAGGTTTAAGAGTAATTGCTGCATCAGCTACATCATTAGCGGGAGAAAACTTTTGCGCAATACAAGCGATAGAATCCTCAGTAATTTCTTGCGACATTGATACAATAGGAGGCGATACTTCAATAAGTTCGTTATCTATGAGTACTGGTGTTGTTATTTATGGAAACTTTGATGATGTTAGTGTTGCAAGTGGTAAGGTTATTTGTTATTTAAGGTAAAATTATATGATTGGATTAGGTTTAAGTTTACAAGTCGATCAAAAAAGTATTTTTTACTCTTTAATAGTTCAAAATTACGTTGCAAGAGTTATTGCTGACGGCGGAACAATTGAGGCGGTTGATTGCGTACAATCAAAATTGTCTTTATAAAAAATAACATAATAAATAAAACTTTAAAAATATGTCTTTAGCGGATCAAGCAAGTCTTTTATTAATCCCAAGTGGTTATAAATCACAAAAAGTTTATTCTATTTTTCCTACTGATGGAGATGGGGATTTTGATTTTTCACGAAGTGGCTCAGCCACAAGAATAGCAAAAAACGGATTAATAACAACAGTTGATTCAAATATTCCTAGACTTGAATATCCAATGATTGACGGTGTTCAAAAAGGATGTCCTAGTCTTATTTTAGAGCCACAGAGGACTAATTCTTTAACTTATAGTGAGGATTTTGAAAACTATTTTAATATATCAGAAATTACTTTAAACCCTAATTACGCTGTATCCCCAGATGGCACTATAAATGCTAATAAAGTAACATTTCCATTTGCATCTAGGTCAATGTATAAAAATAGTCTATCACTTTCGGGTACTCATAGTATTTCTTTTTGGTATAAAGGAGAGGGAAGTAATATAGGGAAAACTTTTAACGTAAGATTGGCTTTAGGTGCAACTGTGCAAAACATAAAGGTAACTTTAGAAAGTGGTTGGAAAAGGTTTGAAGCACAAAATAACGGATTGCAAGTTTTTGAAATTACAAATAGAAACAATACTACAATAGGAACTGGAAGTTTATTACTGTATGGGTTTCAAACAGAACAAGGTTCTTATAGCACATCCTACATTCCTACTAATGGAACAGCAGTTACTCGTCAAGCAGAAACTTGCAACGGAGCGGGAGATGCAGCTACGTTTAATGATTCAGAAGGTGTGTTGATGGCAGAGATAAGTTCTTTTGTTGGTTTAGATGATTTTAGATTATTAACATTAAATAGCGGTAATATAAATAATATTATTCTTTTAGGTATAAGAGATAGTGGAAATTTATATTGTGCTATAACTGATGGTGGAGTAAATCAATTTACTCACATAAGCGATTATTCGCCAATTAATATACCTACAAAATTACTTGTAAAATATAAAACTAATGATATATCATTTTGGATAAATGGTTTTAAATTAGCAACAGATACATCTGCAACAATTCCAACTGGTTTAAATCAATTAGATTTTAATTATGGAAATGGTGCTTATCCTTTCTACGGAAACACTAAACAAGTACAATACTACAATTCAGCATTAACAGATAGCGAACTAGAACAACTAACGTCTTGGACATCTTTTACAGATATGGCAGAGGGACAATTATACACAATAGAATAATATGGCACAGAAACTTAAATTCGGTAACGGAACTTGGGCGACAAAGAAAGGCTCTACGTTAGCTTATAATGACGAGAATAATAACTATAAACCTCTACCTTTTAGTTTTACTAGAGATAGTATTGCAACAAGAGTAAACAAAGAAGGATTAATAGAAGTAGTTGGTAATAATAAACCAAGAATAGATTATAAAGATAGTGCAGAGGGTGTGTTTCTTTTGGAAAAGGCATCTACAAACTTGCTTACTCATTCAAGCGAATTAACAAATAGTAGTTGGGTAAAGACAAATACTGGTACAGGCTCTGCTCCAAGTATAACGTCTAATTATTCTATTTCTCCAGATGGAACACAAAACGCAGACAGAGTTATTTTTAATTTAAACGGAGGTACTGCTAATGGAGATATTTCTCAAGTTTCTGTAACTATTGGTTCAGTATCAAGTGCAAGTTATACTAATTCAGTTTATATAAAATCAAATACTGCAAATAATTATGATTTAGTTGTTACAGACCCGAGTGGTGGTCATATTATTAAAAATATTTCCACAGAGTGGCAAAGATTTGATAATCCAAGAGAAAACGTAACTAATGCAAGTTTTAGAATTAGATTAAGAGGAGATGAGGGAACATCTGATTATGCAGACGTATCTATTTGGGGCGCACAATTAGAACAACAATCATTTGTAACAAGTCTAATAAACACCTCTGGCTCAACAGTCCAACGTGCTGCTGAAACTGCAAGTGGTGCTGGTAATAGTGAAGTGTTTAATGATAGTGAAGGTGTTTTGTTTGCAGAGATAAATCTTATATATAACCAAAGTGGTCGTTATATTACTTTAGGAGATGGCACAAGTAGTAATAGGATTATTTTAGGTACAGAGGGAGGTGATGATAGAATAATTTTTTATGTAATAGTTGGTGGAAACGTACAATGTCAAATACCTTATATCTTACCAGATATTAATGCGATTTATAAAATAGCGATTAAGTATAAACAAAACGATTTTGCTTTATGGGTTAATGGTTTAGAAGTAGGTACTGATACAAGTGGAAGTACATTAGCATCAAATGCTTTAAGCAAATTAGTCTTTAATGGTGGTACTGGTACAAGTAATTTCTACGGAAAGACAAAAGAACTTGGCTACTACAATACAGCACTAACAGACGCAGAACTAGAATATATGACAAGTTATAGGTCATTAAACGAATTAGTAACAGAATTAAACTTAAACGAATTATAAGATGGCGAATACATTAAAATTTGGTAATGGAGAATGGTATGGAAAGAAAGATACTATCCTTGCCTATAATGATGAAAATAGTAATTACAAACCTTTACTATTTGATTTTAGTAGAGCATCAAAGGCTACAAGAGTAAATAAAGATGGTTTAATTGAAGAAGTAGGTAGTGGACAACCAAGAGTAGATTACTTAAATAATACTAAAGGTGCTATGTTGTTAGAGCCGAGTAGGACTAATTTAGTGTCTTATAGTGAGGATTTTAATTTGCTTGTTAAAAAAAATAATGCAGTTGTAACAAGTAATGCTACATTATCCCCAAGTGGTTCACTAAATGCAGATGAAATAACTTTTGATGGTACTGCTTATGGTAGAGTAGAAGCAGTTGTTCCAGCGACAGTTGGTCAAACTTATACAATATCATTATATTTAAAAAATAAAGATTTATCGGACAAAACTCAAGTTTGGATTGGTTTTTCTCAATCATCTCAAGGTGGTTATGTAACAATTACAGATGAATGGCAAAGATATGATATAACAACTAATGCAGATGGAACTACTGAATACCCTAGAATACAATTTAGTGGAACTGGTAGTTTATATGCTTGGGGGTTTCAAACAGAACAACAATCATACGCAACCTCATACATTCCAACTAACGGAAGTGCAGTAACGAGGGTGGCTGATAGTTGTAGTCAAACTGTACCAGATGGTGTTATAGGACAAACAGAGGGGAGTGTATTTTTAGACATTACAAGAGATGGTTTAGAATCATACACGCAAAGAGTTTTAACTTTATCTAATGGAACTACAAATAATGTTATAGGATTACAACTAACCGCAGCAAATCAAATCACTTTTTATGTTGAAAATGGTGGCTCTAACCAAGTCGTTATAACAAAAAGTAACGCTACTACGGAAAATGTAAATGTAAAAATAGGAGTATCATACAAGGCAAATGATTTTGTTATGTACATTGATGGAGTACAAGTTGGAGTTGATACAAGTGGCTCTGTTCCTACTACAAGTGTTATTAAATATTCAAGTCCAAGTGGTTCTTTACAATATGTCGGTTTTGTAAATGATTTCAAACTTTACAACACAAGATTATCAAATAGCGAATTAGCAGCATTAACACAAGTGTAACAATTACACCTATAATAACAACAAGAGTAAATCTTTACATAAGGAAAGAAATAAGATAAGAAAATTAAAAAAACTATACAGA